AATGCCGAAGGCGATAGCGCATGGGTAGCACTAAGAGACATGCTTAAACAAGCGCGAACTATCAATGGTCAAGAGCGACCAGCGCAAGATTTTGCGGCCGACTACTACCCTCAATTGATGGGGGCAAGATACTAATGAAACAGCATGTCATTAAAAACAATTTCAGTGCCGGTGAACTAGCACCAACTTTGTACACGCGCACAGACATTCAACAGTATGGAAACGGCGCTAAAAAATTACAAAATGTGATACCACTTGTTGAGGGTGGGATTCGGAAAAGACCTGGTACGTTTTTCGTAAATCTGTATGAAAATGCAGTTCGGCTAATTCCGTTTGTTGTTAATTCAGATCAGGCATACATGCTTATTCTGAAGCCATTAGCAATTGATATTTACAACCCAAGAACAAATGCAGTCGTTGCAACGGTAACAACACCATATACAGCGGATCAAATACCAGAATTACAGTTTGTACAGTATCGCTATGAGATGTTTTTTACTCACAATGATGTTCCTGTACAGCGTTTCCGTAGCTCTACAGATTTTAGTAACTGGGAGTTTAGCGAGTTTGTTTATACCAATGCGCCGACAGACTCGGAAAGTGCTAGAAGTCCGTTCCGTAAAGGTACGCCGTCAGGTAAGGATATTGGGTCATTTGTATCTTTTATTCTGGATGACATTAACGCATGGGTAGAGATAACAACTTATTTGGTCGGCGATGTAATTAGCTATGACAGCAAGTTGTATCAAGCACTCAAAGATGGTGCAGGACATCAACCTGATATATCACCGACATATTGGGTTGAGATTACAACCGATACAAGCGGCTTTACAGCCGCAGATGTTGGAAGTTTCATTGATGTAAATAGCGGAATTATCAAAATCACTGAGTTTGTCGGAGCAAATCAGGTCAATGGTGAAGTACTTGTAAAACTTGAGTCTGACATCAAAGCCATTGAACGAGCATGGTCTATATTGCCAGCAGCTTTCAATAGCACAGATGGTTACCCACGATGCTGTATGTACTTCAAGCAACGTTTAGTTTTGGCTAATACTAAAAAAGCGCCTAATAAAATTTGGTTTAGCGCGGTTGGTGGGAATGCTAACTTTCTTGAAACTACCGATGATGGGGATGCATTTAGTGTCGTGTCTGCATCAGGTTTAGCCAATAGTATTTTATTCCTTGAAGCCCAACGCGGTGTTGTCTGCTTAACTTCTGGCGGTGAATACCTTGTAAGTAGCGATGGGGCATTGACTCCTACCACGGTAAACATTGATGAAAACTCGGCTATCGGCACATATCCGTTGACTCGTCCGTGTCGTGTCGGGAATGAGATTCTATTTATTCAGCGTGGAGGTGGTCGTGTGCGAGCGCTGTCTTATCGCTATGAAGTTGACGGTTTGGTAACACCAGAGATTAGTGCTTTATCTTCTCACATTGGAAAAGCGCATGGTGGTATCAGTGAAGTCTGCTATCAACAAGAACCTGAAAGTATTGTCTGGTGTGTGCTTGGTGACGGGAAGGTTGCATCTATCACATTTAATCGTGATCAAGAAGTGATTGCATGGGCAAATCAGGACTTTGGTGGCATCGTTAAAAGTATGTGCTCTGTGCCTACAGGCTTGGGCGATGATTTATGTTTCATGCTTATCATTCGCAACGGCTCAATGTGCTTAGAACAAGTTTCATTTGATGCCTATCTAGATTCTCAACGCACGATAACCCTTGCAAGTAACACTTTAAGCAAATCTTCTTTCTCGTACTTGAAAGATCTAGCGGTAAACCAGTTAGACGGTGAGTCAATATTCTTTGTGAGTTTCATTGAAACAGAAACAGAAATGAAGTTTCAGGGTATGGCAGGCCAAACAATAAACTATGGTCAAACCATTCGCAGTGAAGCTGTTTTATTCCCGCCTGAATTAAGTCAGAACCCATTATCATCAATGCTTTTCAAAGCAAAAATTGACCGAACTGCATTTTTCTTTAATGAAACCCTTGCGGCTGAACTCAATGACGAGCTTATCGAACTATTCACATTTGATAGTACGCCAATGGACTCACAAAAGCCGAAAACTGGTTTCTATTTAGTTGAAGGTGGTACGTGGGAAGATCTTCACTCTGTGCCGATTAGGATAACACACAACAAACCTTTGCCTTTCCACTTGCAAGCTATAGCCATGCAACTATCGATCAATGAGAGATAACCATGAGAATACGCCTTGCTACCCTTCAAGATATACCAATGCTGGTGCATATAGGTGCTGCATTCGTCAGTGAATCACCTGTATTTAAAAACCGTGGGTATATACCTGATAAAGCTGCTAAGCATTTTAAATGGTTGCTTGATGGTAATGGCGTAATTTTTCTGGCCATTCAAAAAGGGCAAATCGTTGGCGGCTTTGCTGGTGGTATCTCAACTGATTGGTACTCAGACCATAAGCTTGCATATGACCACGTTATGTATGTAAAGCCAGACAAACGAAGCGATGGAATTGCTAAAGCCTTGGTACAAGCCTTCATCGGCTGGGCCGTTGGTATGGGTGCTAACAATATCTGTTGTGGTACTTCAACCATGGTGAATACGCAAAATTGCATTGATCTCTATACGTCATTGGGCTTTCAGCTTTCAGGCGCAGTTTTAGAAATGAAGGTGTGATTATGGATAACGAAACTTTGCAAATTGAAAAAGTAGAAACATTAAAACGCATTTTAAGCAATCCTGATCGCCGTACATATCTGGAAGTAGTAAAACGCATTCAAGAGCAAATTCTTGATGGTATTGCCACTGATGAACTAGAAGAGCGTGAACCGCCTGTTATTCATCATTTTGCACCCGATATTTATATGCGCCAGATGGATGCAGCGGAAGGCACGTTAGTCATTAGTAGAATGCACAGTACAGAGCATTTCAATATTTTATTGAAAGGTGCTGTGTCGCTAATCACCGAGGATGGGATTAAAACTCTTCATGCACCGTTAATTATGAAGTCATTACCCGGTACAAAGCGTATCGGATATTTTCATGAAGATAGTTCTTGGTTGACTATCCATCCAACAAAAGAAACTGATGTTGCAAAGCTTGAGGAAGATTTAACAATTCCTGAAAGCGAAATAGACAACTTTCTGAAAAGCATTGGTTTTCAAGATAAGGAGTTTATTGCATGAGTTTAGCTTACGTTGCGGTTGGTGCAGCCGTGCTGAGTGCTGCAATTTCAGGATACTCAGCATATTCAACAAATAAAACTCAGCAAGAGCAAGCCGAGGCCGATGCCGATGCATCAAAAGCAAGTGGTCGCTTAGAGGCTGAACGTATTCTAAAACAAAAAAATAGAGTCCAGTCGGCAGCACGTGCACAAGCGGCCGAAAATGGTCTAAGTGTTAATGAGGGTACGACTGTCACAATTAACGATAAGATCGAGCAGGATGCACAATACGATGCGGCTTTATCTGAAATCGCAGGCTATAACGCATCTCAGCGCTTAAGAGCCGAAGCAAGTATTTATAAGAGCAATGCAAATACGGCAGCAGCAACAGGAGTACTAAACACTGTTTCAACTGGTGCAAGTGGATTGTCTAAAGCTGGCGCTGGCAGTGGATCTAAAGGAGGCTGGAAGTAATGGCACGTATTCCTATGGGTAACTTTGGTAATGCAACGCCACAGGCTGAGCGTATCCAAATGCCACAAAACCAAAGCGGGCAAATGATTGCTAATACTCTTCAAAATATTAGTAATACAGCAGGGCAAATCTTTGAGAAACGTGATCAAGAGCAACGCCAGCAAGAAGTAACCGCCAAGAATTTAGAGCTTTATAACAATCAGCTTGAGGCAAAAGAAGGCCAATTAAAGCTTGATGAATCGCTGTCTACAGACTTCAATGACAAGGTGGTTGATATTAAAAATCGCCTTGGCAATGGTGCCATTAATGCAAAACAGGCAGATGAAGAACTCAATGCATTTTCGACTCAAAAATTTACAGAGTTGCAGCCTAATTTACCCGGACATGCCCAAGAAGAATTAAAAAAATATTGGGATAATAATGTTGTTCGTCAACGCTCTTCTTTTTTGCCTTTGCAGTTACGCGCAGATGAGCAAAAAGGCGGTGTTTTAGCTGATCGTTATTTTGATGTGGCTACACGTATGAGCCGTGAAGAAGGTAAAAAATACCTTTCTGAAAACCTAACAGGATTACCACTTTCAGAAGCGCAAAAAAATGAACTGGCAATCAAGTATGAAACTGCTCGTGATGTGAATGATGTTAATTCAAAAATCACAGAAGCCATTGCCGGCAATGACATTGAAGCACTAAAGACTACGGCAACAAGCCTCAAGGAATATAAATTCCTCGACGGCGCTACAGTGCAGAAATTTCAGACGGAAATTCAAAGCAAAATTACTACGCTTCAACAACGACAACAGGTTAATGAGAACAAGCGAATAAACGAAGCTGAAAAGGTTGTTAATGAGTTCATTCAAAGCACTTTGACAGGTCGCCCACTTGATTTGAAATATCAAAGTGATGTTGAGCAGGCGGTAAAAGGTACGCCGTCAGAGGCGGAGTATCAGTTTTATAAAAAACAATCTACGGATTTTATCCGCTTCCAAGGTTTATCAACCGATCAACAACTTGCTGAGATCAATAGTCGCAAGGCTAAGATGAAAAATAGTTCATCGGCTGACCCTGTAGCAGAAAATAAAATCTTGTCTACATATCAAAGCATTTACGACAACAAGTTTAAAACAGCTAAAGAAAACCCAACTCAAGCATTGCGGGAAAAGGGTATTCAATTACCTGAAGTTGATGCTGTGACGATGCGAGTCAATCCGAATCAATTTGCAAAGAACATTATAACGATAGGTTCTTATCAAGTTGCTCAACGTGACAAAGATCCAAACGCAACGATTAAGCCTATTCCTAGTGAATCATTAGCAGCTGCTAAAAAGGCATGGGAAGATGCCAGTGTAGAACAAAAACTAAATTTAATTGGTTCTATGGTTGAGCAAACCAAAGGCATGAAGGATGGGGTAAAGATTTGGGGCGCTGCATTAGGTCAGTTAGGGGGAGGTAACTCGAACTATGTTATGGCAGGCGTTGCAAAAGCTAATGGTTATAGATCAACGGAAGGTCGAGATCTTGCAAACTCAATTGTTATAGGCACTCAACTTCTAAAAAACAAGCAATTAATGATGCCAAAAGAAGATGATATGAGGGAGGCTTTCAATAAATATGTAGGCCAAACTCTAACAGGAACCAATGCTAATAATGCTTATGAAGTATTCAAAGCAGTTTATGCAGATACCATGAATGAGCGTGGGCTTGCTCATGACTCTAAAGATGACTCACCTAATTCAAAAGTTCTTAATGTTGCCTTGGAATTAGCAACTGGGGGGGTGTACACACAGCCTGCTTCTTTCCGAAATTATAGAGGGGATAAGGTTTCGGATTGGAAAGTTACAAAACCTTATGGCGTTACAGATGAGTCTTTTGAAGCTCAACTAGAAAGGGGTTATCAAACTATATCTAAGCAAACGGGAATTAGGGTCAATGATTTAAAAGAGTTCCGTTTGCGCCAAGGCAAACCTTCAAGCGCTGGTGTGATTCAGTATGACCTGATTAATGAACGTGGGCAGCAACTGGTAGTTAAGAATGCTACTTGGCGCATCACAATGAATGGGGTGGGTAAATGAGTTGGTATGACACGTTTGCAGATGATGAACAGAAATCAGTTGAAGAACTTCAAAGACAAGGAATAACTGGCAAGCCTACTGTACAAAAAGAAGTTGGGATTTTTGATGGTGCAATCTCTTCACCTTTTCGTGGTGCTGCAATTGGTTTAAATAAAGTAGGTGATGCACTTTCCGCGCCAATTGATGCAGTTGTGGACCGTGTTAGTTACAGTCTAAAAGATGTATCGACAAACGAGTTTATTGAACCGTACAAAGAGTACAAAGCTAAGCGCGAAAAGGCTCGAGATAATCTTGTTTATGGAACTATTGATAAGTTAGAAGACAAAGAAAATACTGGCGTTGTTGGTCGTTTCGGTGTCGGTGCTGGTGACTACTTATGGCGCGGTGCGTTGGGTGTAGCAACTGGTGGTACGCTTGGGGCGGCCACTCTTACAGGGGGTTCAACTGGAAACTTTGTTTACACTGACTTGACTCGTAAAGGTGTAGATGAAAACACAGCTTTACAAGTGGCAGGTGTAAATGCGATTGGTGATGCAGTCGGCACAGCGCTGCCTATTGGCTATGGTTTTAAAGGTGCGGGCGGTTTGGTTGGTGACGCTGCTTTATCTATTGGCGGTGCAACTGGTTTAAATACTGGTATGCAATACGCAAGTGAGCAGCTTCTCAAGTCAGAGGGCTATGACAAACAGGCTAAACAATATGAGGTTACAGGCGAGTCTATCGCTACTGATCTGGCTCTAAATGCTCTTATGTTTGGTGGTGCGCGTTATTTGGGTTCACGCCAAAATAAATTAGACCAAGATATTGATACGGAAATTAACCAGCTTAATGTAGATGATTTTGAAGCTCGTAATGATGCGATAAATGACACTCTGGTAAAAAATAGCTTTGAGTTTGAAGACACAACTTTACCAGTGCTTACGACAGATCCAGTACAGAAAAATAACCACTATCAAAACTTAGATGCAGCAACCGACCAGATTTTAAAAGGCCAGACTGTTAGCGTGCCGTCTAAAGTGCAAGGAGAAGCGCGCAAAACCACTTTTGACTATGCGAATAGCTCATTACCTACCAATGCAAAACAAATCGCTCTACGCGCAAAACAGGACGGAGTAGACCCAAGTGTTGCGCTAACGATTAGCCATATTGAGACAGGTGGACAATTTAGCCATACAGCTAAGAATCCGACTTCAAGCGCTTATGGTCTATTCCAAGTCTTAGATGACTCTTGGAAGAACTTAGGCGGTAAAGATCGTAATAACGTTGATGAACAAATTCGCATCGGCTTAAAGCATATTAAACAAGCCAATAGTTATATCCGTAAGAACTTAGGCCGTGAACCTGTAGCACATGAGCAGTACTTGGGGCATTTGCTTGGACCAGGCGGGGCAGTCAAAGTACTTGAGGCAGATCCAAGCCGCCCATTAATTGATGTGGTGCGTTCATACGATGCTAAAAACGCTAATGCCATTGTTAAAAATAACGGCATGGCTGGCATGACTGTAGGTCAAGCTATCAATAAATGGCGTAACAAGTGGAACCAATTAAGCTCACGCTATGGTGAAGCTAGTCCAGCTTATGGGATGGATGGCTCAAGCTATGACTTTGCGTATGAGGTAAAAGACTGGGGCGATTTAATTGCATCTAATGACCGCTTATACGGTGTAAACCCACTTTACCCAAGTGAATTACAACCACGTGATCGAACCCGTGAAGCATCACGTCAACAAATTGAGCGCATGGCCGATGACTTAAAGCCTGAACTATTGGGCGAGTCTTATAAGCTTTCAGACGGTGCGCCGATTATTGGTCCTGACAATATCGTTGAATCTGGCAATGGCCGAACTTTAGCAATCGGCCGAGCTTATGAAAATGGTCGGGCAAGTGCATATCAAGACTTTGTTAATAACTGGGCTAATCAACGTGGCATGGATATAACAGGCATGAAACAGCCTGTATTAGTGCGTACACGGCTTAGTGATGTTGACCGTGTGAAATTCGCCAGACTCGCCAATGAAAGCGATGTGGCGCAATTCAGTGCTACAGAGCGCGCTATGAGTGATTCAGATCGTTTGCCAGATTCAACACTACTCAAAATTAATAGTGATGGTTCAATCAATATCGATGGGTCAATGGATTATGTCCGTAGCTTTGTTGATCAGTTGCCACAGTCTGAGCGTGGATCGGTAATTACTAGTGATGGGCGTTTATCTCAAGAAGGTAAACGCCGAATTGAATCGGCAATTGTACAGCGTGCTTATGGTGATTCTAATTTATTAACTCGTCTATCTGAAAACTTGGATGATGATAGTAAGAATGTCTTAAATGCTTTACTCCGTGCAGCTCCGCAATTGTCACAGCTTAACGATTTAGTGAAGCAGGGTGGACGCTTTGAGAACTCAATTTCCAATGACTTAGCACAAGCCGCGCAAAAGCTTTCTGACATTAAAGCTAATGGGCAAACTGTACGAGATTATTTAGATCAAGGCCAACTTATTGATGATGGATTAAGTGATGGAGCAAGAAGATTTCTTGAGGTATTTGATAATAACCGCAAGAGCGCAAAGGCAATTGGTGAATCCATTAGCTCTGA